TCCATTTTTTACTTCCGCTAACTGAACAAAATTCTGATCATTATAGTCATCGGATGATTTTTTTGAAAGTGTTGCAGTAATTTTTAATCTATCTGCACCTGGAGCCGTATAATTATTAAATCCTTTTGCATTATCATTTAGAGATTCATCAACATCAGAAGAAATAATTTGTTCGACTATATTAAAACCAATTCTATAACTTGGATTATTATTATATTGATCCAAAATTAAAGTTTGGCTAGAAATATTTACAAAATATCCCCTTAAAAAATAAATACCATCATTAATAAACATCGCTGAACCAACAGCTGAAGCATCTTGTGAGATGGCTTTAGCAAAACCCTCACCAGCTGAAATAAAAGTTGTAGCGTAATTAATACTTTCGTTAGTTAAAAGAACTTCATTATCTAAAAATGTTGAGGAAGATAAATCTGTAGAGCTACTATCGATATAATCAATGTATAATGTACAGTTTCCTCTCTCGGATTGAGAACTGGTGATATATTTTACTACTCTTGCTGTTATACCTGAAGTTGCACCAGTAATCGTTTTACCAATCAATTGATCTAGATATAATGTAACCGGAATTCCAAGATAGTCTGAATCAATTTGAATGGCATAAAAGTTTTTCTGGTAAGAAAGTCCACCAGGAATTACCATGGCACCTTCTTTGAAAAGGTGATCTCCAACACTTTCTACTTGATTTTGAAGAATAGATTGAAGTGTCGTTAATTCTCTAGCCTGAACCGGAAAACCTGGCTTAAATAGAACCTTATAATAGTCGTTTTCTGAGTCAAAATCGTCAAAATAAGGAGCGACATTGAGATTAGTTTCCTGTGGCATAATTCTTTAGAATTGTAAAATTATTTTTACGTCTTCTTTTTGAGAAGATGATCTTGTTACGGAAGGTCTGTTATCAACATAAATGATATTTCCAGAATATTTTTTGGATTCTGGTTGTGCAACACCCCTTACAAAATTTTGACCCAAGTAGTAGGTCCTATTATTTATTACTGTAGATATACCTGTAAAAGAAGTACTAATTGAAAGGTTTGTACTTCCACCAACAATTACTACAGTTCCGCCAGAACTTGGTGATGGTGTAAATCTAAGAGCTTCAAATCCATATGTAGGACTTGAATTTTTTGTTCCATCAGAATTGAATCCAACATTTGTTCTGTCTTGCCAATACTTTAATACTCCCGTAACAGAATCATATGAAACAACTCTTCCAACAGCTGTAGAACCAAGACCAACTGTTTGTCTAATTTCTGAATCTGCTGTAAATGTTGCAGAACTATAACCAGCTCCTGTCAATCTGATTGCATATGTGGCACTTGCTTTATCAGTTGTCAAAATTGATGTAGAATTATAAGCCTGTGGATTTTCTACTAATCCAACTCTAGCAAATTGATTTCCAGTAATAAAATCTGGATTGTCAGTATCATTCTCAAATCTAGAGTAAGTTAAAACATTATAAGCACCTAATTCTCTATAAATGTCATTACCATGTCCTCCAGGTGGGGGAATAATTACGTCAAATACTGGTGAAGTCGTTCCAGTAGGAACATTTCCAGATTTTAAATCTACAGTACCATATGTGTATCCACTACCACCTTTAGAAATGGTGATTGATTCTACTTTAGAATCATTGTTAATGACAATCGTAGCAGTTGCTCCACTTCCGTCACCTTTGATCGGAACACCGGTATAAGTTATATTTGGTGATCCTAATCCAACTCCACGATTTCTGATAGTAACTACTTTAAGTTGCCCACTACTTGAAGCGTTATTTCTTACCGCAGTATTTTCAGAACTAGTTTCCCAATTAGTTGGTACAGGAATATAATTTGTAGAGTCAAATTTAATAGCTTGACTTGGTTTGATAGTATAAAGATACTTCCAAATGTATCCATCACCACTACTACCAGCTTCTCTTGGTTCTAAATCAGTAAAAGTTGGTTCATCAAGAGAAGGCCCACCATTAAAATTATTTTCTGGAGAAGCATTATTATAGAGACAGATGTAAACTCTATAATCACTATTCATTACATAAAAATTAGAATCATAGATGTCAAATGATGATGATGGTAGAGATGGATTATCTCTTGTTATATCATTTCTCCACATATCATAAGTGGTTCCAGATTGCCAGGTGATTTTTCTGACAACCTGACTAATGTCACTAGAGTTGACCTTTTTTAAGGCCAACATTGTGTCCCAATAATCATTAGATTGATCTAAACTATCTTTTGGAGATGGAGGATTTTCATCCCAATCTGATTGATAGTCAGATGCGTTTGGCAATCCAATAAAAGTATAATAAGAATTGGAAGTAGATTGAACCCCACTAACAAAGTTTTTCGCATTTAATATACGAAGTTGATCAGTGATTATAGCTGCCATTTTTACAAATGTTTTTTCTATTTATTAGACTCAAATATAGTTTTCATATTTTAATGAATTTGATCTCGAAATAATAGATGATGTTGAAATTCCAGAATAACCATCATTACCATGGAAATTGAAAGATCCACTTGTCAATTCTGAGTTAAACTCAATTTTACCCCAACTAAATTGTCCAAAATTTCTGGAAGAACTAATACCACCTTCATATACATTGAAAGTATTGGAATTTCTGGTATATGAGGGAGAATCAAACGATGATAAGACAGAACTGAACTGACTTTCATCTATCGAATTTACATTTGTAAACACCCTCACTACTGATGTAGTTCCAATGCCAATTACATCAACTTCAAGTTGATAACTATCAGAAACCTGATAAACACAATCGAGGAAAGATGTGGTCATTCCAATATTTGATCCATCGGTTCTTTGTGAAGTAAAATCACCAATAGAAATATTAGTTCCAAATAATGTAAAGTAATCTCCAGTAGAAATACCACTCACTGTAATACCAGTTCCAACATAATCATTATCTCTCATGAAGGAATCGGTTGGAATATAAAAATCAACTATAATTTTATTTTGAGAACTAATCGTAGTAGTTCCAAAGCCAACTAAGACACCATAGTCACCTTGATAAGAAGAAACACCAATTTCTCTTACTCTAACTGTATTTTCTTCTGAAATTAGTACTGGTGGTAAATTGGTGGAAGTATATCCAGTACCTGGACTTGTAATAGTGAATCCAGTAACAGTTCCTCCAACAGAAATTATAGAAGTTGCCGTGGCTCTAGATTCGGTTCCAAGTCCAATTGGATTACCAATAGTAACTGATGGTGCAGATGTGTATCCAGAACCAGCATTTACAATATTTATTGAAGTGATTGTTCCAGCTGAAGAGACAGTAACAGTGGCCGAAGCTCCAACAGTGATATCTTGTGAAGTGATATCTATCTTATCCTGNAAAGTCTTNATTAAGGCTTCATTTTGTGAATTGAATAATGGCCTAACACTATCCACATAAGCTAATGTAGATCCGATACCAACAGATTGAATGATGAAAGAAGATGGATATATTAGAGGTTCATAATGTTCCCTATCTTTTCCGATTTTTATACCATCAATTACTTTATCTACAGTTTGTCTACACCAAGTAACTGGTCTTGATAAAGTTGCATCTGTAGTTATTCCTGGGCCAAAATAAGGATTTGTCTTAACTGTATCTACAGTTTGTATATCAGTTACAATCCTATCGTCTTGGTCTAAACCAGGACTTTGACCTTTGTTTGGATCATTATCAATATTTAAAGAATCACCAACTTTTACAGTATCTAAAACTTCTCTAAAAATAACATCAACATCATCACCACTTCCTTTATAGAATAAAATCTTAGAAGTATCACCTTGAGTTGGTGGTTCATCAAATTCTATAATACTACTTCCCTTCATATTGTAAGAAAGTGATGGTTTTTGAAGAATGTCATTTATAAAAATCAATAAATTTTGTTCAATATCAATCTTCGAACCTTTGGATGATGCAATTGAAAATAGTTCACCATCTTTTCTTAGTTTGAATGATTTTCTTGTCCCATCAAAAAGTTCATCGATGTTATCTAGAACATCAAGAACACCAATACTCCAACCATTGAAACTATCATTATATATTCTATCGATTGTTAATTGAAACTCACTAAATGTTTTACTAGTATCTGTAGGAATTCCTGTTGTCCCACCAATAGGAACAGTTAATATTTCACCATTTCCAAATCCATATCCAGGATCTTGAAGAGTAAAACTAATTACACTAGAACCCTGACCAACTGTTATATTGACAGTTGCACTTAACCCTGATCCAACTGCAGAAACAGAACTATACTGAAGTGGAATATCATCATATCTTAGTGGTTCATCAAAAACAACCAATGGTGGATTAGTTGATGTATAACCACTTCCAGGATTAGTAATCGCAACACTAACAATGTTTCCCCCACTAATTGAAGCAGTTCCAATAAATTCTATGTTAGGAATTCCTGAACTGTATGTTTGAACTCCAACATTGACTATTGTTTGAATTCCTACTCTGTAACCAGATCCACTATTTCCAATACTAATTGAAGAAATAGTTCCGGAAGTTGAAACAACAGCTGTTCCTCCAGCTGCGACTAAAGGTTGATAACCAAATCCTTCAGTAGAAGCGAGAGAGATAATTGAACCACCCAATGGAAGACTAGTTCTATTTGGATCATATCCTTCTGGGACACTATTAGATCCAGTAAATGTTATAGTTGTGATTCCACTTCCCTCCTGAAGATCATAATCACCATCTTGTGGAAGATTAGAAATTCTTTTAGGTTGTTGGAATATACCATTAACTAGTATAATTGAATTCCAAGTAGATATTCCTGATACATTAGATTCATCAGATTTTAATGTAAAAGAACTCTGAACACCAGTAAATTCTTCAGATATATCATCAAAAACATAATTATCAGAATAAGTGTGTTCCGAACTATTTTCAATGCCAGATCTTAAGAAAGTTCTTCCTTGGAAAGTTGAATTAGTAGTTATACCTGTCCAATCAACTTCGTCAGGTCCAAGAAATGAAGTACTTAATGGAACCTGACCATATGGAGCTTGTGAAAAATTCAGTGTGTTTCTAGTAATATTATAATTTCCAATAATTTTGGTAACTAGTGAATTTGTATTATGGCTTGCAATAACCGTACCCATCCATGCCCTTCTTACGTCAATATTATTTTCACCACCAATACCAACATCAGTAACATAAACAATTTCATCATCAATTTGAAGAAGATCACTAGAACTAATCGAAGTAACACCAGATATTTCAAATCTAGTATCAAAAACAATATTTTCATTTAGGAGTGCTGTTACTCCAGAAGAAACAATAGGTGATTGAATCATATTATCAATCGCAATCAAAGCTTTAGAATTTTGATTGGTGGAAGTAAATCTGTGAACAGTACCAACTCCAACTGAAGTAAAATCAAATGTTACTGGGACAGATGCCAGTGCATCTTCAGCCGAACCTGCAAGTCTTATTCTCACATCAGAATCTTTCACAACATAAACTGTTGATGGGAGTTTATCTGTAACTCCAACACCTGGCACATTTGTAGAAGCTATTGAAATTGGGCTAGCGTTAGGGTTTAATCCATTAACGACAGCTTGATAATCAATTTTTTCTCCAGTAACAAAGAAGTGTTCAGTGATGATTATTTGATTGTCAACTAAATCAACAAATTCTGTACTTGACCCGTCAATTTCTCTTTCAAAAATATTAATACCTTCATGTGTAATATCGAATGATGTTTTTAGATCAAGAAGAGAACCTGTATAAGTCCCGTCATTACAAATAATTGACTCATTGTTCAAATCAATTTCATCAGGTCTAGCATTATCGTCAAAAATTTGTATAGGAATTTCAAATGTCCTGACTTGAACTGCCGTACTTGGATTGGGGGTAAAATCAATACTAACATAATTGCCAGTAGAACTTATACCTATAGTTCCAATTGATCCACCAGATTGAACATTTCCATATTCAACAAAAGTTTGAATATTGGATGAATTTAAAACAAGAACCTCAAATGTTTCATACTGACTATTAGTAGTGTCTTCGACGGTTATAATATTATATGATGTATTGTAGAATCTTTGATCATAAGAAGCTATGCCTACAGCTGATGGTGAACCAGAAGAAGGAATAGATTTATAATTTGTTATTAAATCAGCAACACTTAAACGAATACTTCCAATACCAGTAGAGTTGTCGGATATTGAAACAATTGATGCATTTGCTGTCAATGCGACACCAACACTTGGTGTAAAGTCTATCTTAATATTTCCACCATCAATATAAGAATAGAAAGTTCCAAATCCAGAAGTTCCATTTGTAACAATAGATCCATACTCTAGTTCATAGACATTAGTTCCATCATGAATAATACTCAGTTCTGTTCCATAATGTTCTTGAGAAGTATCTTCCAGATCTACAAGTATTTTTGCAGATCTATAAGTTGAAGAAATTGATACGATTGTAGTAGTTGTAGCTGCCGCAACATTAGTTTGAGAAGAACTTATATGAACAATATCTCCAATGTCCGTACTTCCAACACCAACAACACCATTTACACTACTAAATGAAACTGTAGATAATTCATAATTATTGTATTCTGATTTAATTGGATAGAAAGTTAAATTCCATTCCCCATCCGGATTATCAGTTGGAACAAGATATTCAAAAGATCCTAATTCTGTTATTGTATCAAGATTTGCATATTCTTGCAGATAAGCGGTATTGTCTTTTTGTATCAAAGAAACAATCGAGGCTTGTCTTTCATCGATATAAACCGAATCTTTTGCAAAAGTAATTATTTTATTATATGTATATGATAGTGGGAATTTTGAAACAGAAGTAAATTGTGTTGGCCTGATGTTACTATTGAACAGATAACTAATGTCATCAATATAAAGAACTCTGTTCCCTATAGACTCATAAAAATCTACTAAGAATTTATTATTGAAATTTATTTCTTTGGATATCAAAATGCCATCATTGTCTATAACTGTCTCAGTAACTTCGTCAAAATCATAAACACAATTGAGATTAGCTTCTCCAACAATATCAACAGTTAGTTCTAAATTACTATCTTCTGGTAAGACGACTGATGGACGACTATCATCTTCAATACTTATTACTTGAAGATCGGAGAACTTCTCAAATCCAGCTGTATGATCAAGTGAACTTACTGGATCATTCCAAGTATCGTAAGGTATTTTTGATTTAAGGGAGTATGAGAATTTTTGATAGTATTCATTATTTGGTATTCTTTGTAAGTTATTATTTAAGAATCCATAAATTTGTTCCCAACCATTGATAAATGTAGCACCAGCACCAACAATAATTTCCGAGTCAAATTCAATTTGTTTTTTAATTGAAGCTTTTGATTTGGATGTTAATCCTTGAATTATTTCACCATCTAAAAATTCATCGGAGGAAGAAACAAATAAGTATTCAGATGTAGAATTCCATCTTTGTACAATCCCAACTTTTGACCCGGATACTACTGTCTCACCGACTAACAATTCACTTGTCTTAAGGATAGGATTGAATATAGGGAATTGATTTTCTGGAATTATTTTACCGTAAGAATTTATCAAATCCATAGATCCTGGAGTTTCACTACTGGTGATTAATCCTTCAAGACTGTAATCCACATACGCACCAGATCCACCAAGAGCTGTATTGACTCCAGTAAGACTAAAGAGTTTATAATTATATTTTTGAGAATCATAACCCCTTCCAGTAGAACCAAGACCGACATTTACTCCTTCAATTAAAACCTTTGACCCAATTGCAAATGGGAAAGTGTCAGAAGCTCCAAAAACTTCATCCAAATAAACACGAACATTTTTAGTTGAAGATGTATATGATATTGAGGAAATTCCCACACCATTACTATTATTTGTTGGAATGATCCTTGGAGTTGTGTTATAAATTCCAAAAGTATTCTGTAAAATTGTTACCTGAGTATCTCCTAAGTTATAAATTAAGTCAATATCCTTAACAACCTCGTTTGTAAATCCATCAAGAACTACCAATTTTGGAGCAACTAGATAGTTTTGACCACCAGAAGTAATACCAATACTTTCAAAGGAAGAGAAAGGATCTATATTTAAAATTTCTGGTAAATTGGCAGTTAGTCTTATCGTATTATCTGTCGGATAACTAAATCCAATTTCATTGAACTTGTATCCAGTAATTTTTCCAATGTTTTCACTGAAAGCTTCTAAAATTACACCAGTTCCACTATCACTTGATACTGTTGATATTCCTGGCAAAATTTCATAAGAACTTCCACCATTTAAAACATCTACCCTCTCTACAGAACCTAGAGCTGATGAGGAATTTGTGTTATAAGATGATGAAGAATTTGAAGAATCATATGTAGTAACTTTGGGTGATGAAGTTATATTATAAGTAAATGTTGTTGATCCAACACTGGTAATTGAATATGATCCACTATATGGTGATTCGATAAGATTAATTTGATTAAATCCATTAACAGTATTATCAACGACAGATTTTTTAGAATTTGGTAAAAATTCCAGATTTAATTGACCGAATTTATAGTATAAAATAGATGGAACAACATCACTTACAAATAAAGTTAAGTTTGCGTCAGAATCTATACCTGGTCTACCATTTCTCTTTACCTCAAATGTAGATGTTTCTGGTAAAGAAAGAAATTCGTTTAGGAAATTTTTATCACTATACAAATTCAGATTAAATGCTGAATATAAATTAGAATTATTGGTAAATGCTAAAGAAGAGTCCGATAAATCAAACTTTAAAGTGTTGTTTTTACTTACATTTATACTTGGATTTACTTTTGAAAGTGTTCCACTTCCAGCACTAGTGATATTGACAAACTCTGGTGATTGAGATGTCAAATCACTGTGATTTCTAACCAATCTAACTTCCGTTTCATCGTAAGTAATTACATAATACATTTCCTCATTAATCAAACCTCCAGATGGTGATGAGGAAGTATGTATTACTCTATCTCCAGTCTTGAAGTCACCAGAAGAAAATTGAATAGTATTTTTTGTAATGTCAACATCACTAGAGGTGAATGATTTTGGATCAAATACTATTCTTCTATTATAATCATCATACTTCACTTGAATAGTAACAACATCTTTTGGTTTCACATTGATATTAATTTTATCCCTTACAGTCAAAGAATGTGATGATGCTGTAGATACAGTAACAACATTTTTATCAACTTTACCACTCAAAACGTTGTTGAGATTTGTTTTAAAACTATGAGTACTTCCAGTTCCAACACTTGTGAAATAGAGAAGTGCACTGTCTGTTCCTAAACCAACATAAGATCCTGTAGTACCTATTCCAATTTTATTAGAACTTATACCAATATGATTATCAGTAATGTTAGCAACAAATAAATTTGGATAATATGTGAGATCTCTATATGAATCAGTACCATTCCAAACTTGAATAGAAGTTCCACCGTTTGAAGAATAAGTAATAGGATCATTTAATTTTAATCCATGGTTTGGATAATAAATTCTTTGTGGAGATACAAAAACTTGTGTAATTCCAGCACCTGGATTAGAAAATGTAATCGTATTGCCAACACCTGTTCCAAGTGTTGTTCCAATTCCAACAGATTCTGAAGGATCAAAATAAAGTTCTCTATTAACCTTAAAGATTCTAGTAGTTTTTATTGAACCTACATTTACAGTAAATTTTGAACTATCTTCGTAAATTTTTGTAGATCTAGTGTGTGCAGATCCAACTGTAGATTCCTGCTCTCTCAATACACGGAATCTTGAATTTAACTTATCAATATTCAATACTTTTACTTTTTCTGTACCAATTCCAAGAATATCATTTTCTCTCACAATTGGATAATCAAAAGACCCAGATACATTGATATAAGTAACTATTCCAGTAGATGTTGCTGATTGAATTCCTGATGTTAAAGTCCAAGTAGACGTATTGATACCTATAACATAAGAACCATCAAATCCTTTATAATAACTAGAAAGACCAACAATTTGAACTACATCATTACTTGATAAGTTATGGGGAGTTGTAGTAAAACCTGTGAATAAATTTGATATTGGTAAAAATTCAACATCACTATTAGTCTCTGTATTGAGACTTATCGTATCAATTACCTTACCACCAATCCTAGAAACTTTAGCTGTTGCATCAAATCCACCAGTGTTTTCATTATTAAAAACAACTTCATCTCCAGTTTTGTAGTTATCTCCACCAGTAACTATTCCTACACTTTGAACTTCACCTCTAAGTGATGAAGTTACTTCAATTGTTTGCTTTTTGATTGAATCTGAATCAAAAATGTAATCATATCTGCTATTATTTCTCCTTATATGGTACGGTAAAATATATCTTAACCAAGTATTAGTTTGTAGACTGTAATCAGTTTGATTGGATGCACTTCTGAAATTGAAATTATTTGGAATCGATTTGTACGTATTACCAATTAAATATGGAAAAACTGGTCTTCTATGATCAATGAATGGCCCATCACTGTCTATATTTTCATTTATAGTTGTGAAATAAGCATAAACTCCATTTGGATAATCTGGTGTTACACAATATCTTCCATTATTTTCATCTAAATCACCATTTCCAACATATTTGAAATCTTCAACAAAGAATCCTGAATTGAAATTAGGTCTATCTAATTTCATTGATTGATTTACATATCCAGATTTCATTCTACGAATTGATCCAGTACCATCCTTATTCGAGAAACCATATGGGCCATAAATTGGATTTCCATCATATGCCCAACCTATAATTGGGGAATGGTATCTACTATCAACTTCAGTCCCATCAAAAATCAAATCAGGAGTACCATAAACGGTATTATCCTCATCATTTCCAGATATCGAATAAGTACTTTTCCTTAAAGGTCTTGGAGCATATAAATGTGAATATTGAAGACTCTCATCACTTATATTTTCAGAAATAAATCCATCATCAGTTCCAATGTTATCAAAATTTCTTTCAAATAAATTAACCGTCCAAATTTTGATATCAACATCAGTTTTTGCACCTGATCCTGCAGGAGTTATGATGATAGAAGTTTTATCTCTCACATATCCAGCACCACCTTTGATAACTTTTACTTCGGTTATTTCCCCATTCGAAATGATTGGGGTTAATACTGCATTCTTACCAGTTCCACTTACTATAGTAAGATTTGGTGATGAATTATATCCTCTTCCAGAGTTAGTAACTTCAACTTTTGTTATCTGTCCATTCTTTATGATTGGAACTAGTTGTGCATTCTCTCCACTAAAAAATGTAATATCTGGTTGTCTATTGAAATTGATAATCTCGGAAGAACCATACTTACTTCCACCACTTTCTAAACTTATTGAATCTAAAGAACCTCTGAAAATTGGTTGAACCTTACAAGAAAAATCTTGGCCTGAAGAAGTCGATACACCAATTATACCATCAATAGTTACCGTTATTGGTTCGTAATTGAATGAACCATTACCATCAGAAGTTAAATTTTTGAAGATATTATTGTTATAATAATAATCAGCAATAGTTGATCCTGACCCAATTTCTGTCAATGAGAACTTATCATTGTCAACCTTCACAACATAATAATTTTTATTTTCAGATATTCCTGAAATAGGTGATGATCCAGCAGTATATCTAACAATATCTTTAGACGAATAACCATGATTAGGTATTAAAATCTGATTCAATGATGTACTAATACCAGATGTTGGTATAATTCTTTCTTTATTTTCATAACCATATCCAGAATTTGTAACTACAATATCAGATACTACTTGTTTCTTTTCGGATGATTTGAATATCTGTGTGCCAGTTCCATAAGATGTTAAAGATATTGTATTAATTCCAGAAATTGAATCACTTTGATTTTTGTAGAGTTTTATAGTTTTGTCATCGACAATACCAACATGATAAAAAGATCCTGTTGAAATACCACCAACAGATGTTTGTGAATTTGTCAGATAAACAATTTTTTCATAATCTCTGAATTTATGGAATGTTGAAAATCCAATTGTATTATTTGTCAGATTTACATCTGAAGAAGTAGATTGTGAATTGAAGAAAACTTCATTATCTACAGAAATTAAATTAACTTCTGCAGAAGCATCTCTTCCATTACCCCCATTTATCTTTACAATAGGAGTATTGACATAATCAAATCCAGGATCAATTATTTCAATTCTTTCTAATTGTCCAGATACTGAACACTTACCAGTAGCTCCAGTTCCAACCTCATCATTAATAATCAAACTGGGTGGATTAATTACATCATATCCACTTCCAGGTGAAGAAATCGTAATTTCTTCAACTTCACCATAGTATACTACATCGGAAGATTTGTAGTTTAAAATTTCAACACCGTTGATTAAAATTCCGGTATATCCTGGTTTAGTTTTATAAGTAGTTTCAATATTTGAAGGATTAGTTATTTCTCTATAAATTGGTTGTGACAGAACATTTTTATTATAGAATTCATAATATATAATTTGATTGTCCTTGACAGTACCATTTAAAGTTATAAATTTGTCTGCAAACAAATTTCCTCTACTTCTAGCAAGTTTGAAATTATCACCATCGACTCTACTAACATAATATACACCTTCATCAATATCTTCAAATCCACTTACAGATTCGGTTATAGTCTGTACACCATCAACATCAGTCGATATGGTTTCAATAATAGTTGGTTGATAGTAAATAACATCACCGGTATAAAAACCATGATTTAGTAAATTTAAAGTTTGTGTGGAAGTATAAGTTCCACTAAATTTAATTTTTTTATCATATGGATTAGTAATTATATTGTCATAATTGGGAATGGAATTACTAGATACTAAAATGTCACCAGAAGAATTCACATATGTATTTTGAACATTGGCAAAATATTGTTTCAGTATAGGATATTTGGTTGAATTACCCTTTAATATTTGATTTTCTATTGTATAAGTATCATTCAAATTTAAATTTGCAGAGATTTTAGCAACAAAAGAATTTGAAGAATTGATACGCAGTACATATCCAATAGTTGATACAGTTTTAGTGGAATTTTGAATTAAAAAATTATATCCCGGTTTTAATTCAATATCATCATATGTTTTTATTACATATTTTTCTTCACTCAAATCAATTTGATCAACATTCTTAACATCAAATTTTGATTTGACATTATAACTCCAATTTTTTAACTTTTCATTAGTTTTAGTATATCCAAAATTCTTTACACTAATAAGATCACCTTTTTTATAAGAGTGAGATTTTGATAATTGCAAATCCTTTAGAGTCGATGTAATTCTCACCCTAATTTCTCTACTTCTATCAAATCCAACAAAAGC